AATTGAAGAACACCTGAGTTCGACACCACTCCAAAAAACATAAATAGTAGACAAACACTTCAAAAGGTGGTAGCCTACTATTATGGCAGTTAAAAATTTACACTTAGAACATTTAGAAGACGAGATTATCAATAATGGTATTGATGGTGGGCGCTCTGCTATCTACTTTCTAATAGAACTACGAAAAATGCTCAAGGGTAATAGTAACTCTAGAGTAAATATGACTGTCAAATGGGACGGTGCACCTGCTATATGGGCTGGGCCTCACCCCGAAACTGGTAAATTCTTTGTTGCAAAGAAATCTTTATTTACCCAAGCACAATTACATTACACTTCTGAACAAGAAATAAAAGACGCACCCGAACTTAAAGGTGACTTGGAAAACAAGTTCTTAATGGCATTTAGATACCTATCAAAAGTTGGATTAAAAGAAATCTTACAGGGTGATTTAATGTATACTAAAGCAGACATAGAAAAGAAAAAGTTTGATGACGGTACATACCTTACATTTGGCCCAAACACAATTGTTTACGCAGTCAAAGACGATTCAGATTTAGGTAAAAGAATTGCTAAGTCACAAATAGGTATTGTATTTCACACAACATACAGTGGTTCTACAATCGAAGGACTTGGTGCCAAGTTTGGTGCAAATATAAAAGGACTCAAACAGGGTGACGTTTGGATGGACGATGCAACGTATAAAGACGTTAGTGGTACAGGGTCAATGACTGCTAAGGAAGCATTGCAACTACAAAAAGTTTTAACAAACACAGGTAAGGCATTCCACGGAATTAAGAAAGGGGACTTGAATAAGTTCCAAAAAGTTATGGAAGCGATGAGTGCTAAAGGCGCTTCAGGAGCTACATACAAGACATACGCAAACTCTTTAATACGTGCCAATAATTTCAACCCTAATACTCAAGACTATTTGAATTACGTAGAAAAGTATTGGGAAGAGAAAATGGTTGCAAAAGTTAAACAAGAAAAGACTAAGATAATTAAGAGAGAACTTGCTAAAGACTTTATGAATGAACTAATGGGTCTAAGGAAAATGATTGACAATCTAACAGTATTTCAATCAAATCTAGTAGAAGGTAAAATGCTTATTGTTAATGCCCTCAACAGAGTTAAGAGTATTGGTACATTTGTAAGAACAGACAAAGGATTTAAAGTAGTAAACCCCGAAGGTTATGTTGCAATTGATAAAGAAGGTGGTGCAGTTAAACTTGTAGACCGCATGGAATTTGCATATAATAACTTTACTGCACAAAAGAAATGGGATAAATAGAAGTATGTATGACTTAATAGTAGAAGACGCAGAATACCAAGGTAAGAAGGTCAAACTTAATGACCCTATAAGAAATCCTACTGGTAGTAAAAAGAAATTCAAAGTTTACGTCAAGAACGATAAAGACAATGTTGTCAAGGTTGAGTTTGGTGACCCTAATATGGAAATCAAACGTGACCAACCTGATAGGTTAAAAGCATATCGTGCTAGAATGAACTGCGATACAGACCCAGGCCCAAAATGGAAAGCAAACTATTGGTCTTGTTGGCAATGGAGAGCAGACGCACCAGTTGACGAAGAAGTTACAAAAGACTTTGAATACTTCTTAGGTGAAGTCATGTCCATGAAGACACGATTGAAAATGAAACAAGCCTTTAGAAAAAACAAAGCAAAGATTCTTCGTGCTAGAAAGAAATCAATGAAGAAACCTCAATTGCAAAAAGGTCAGATTGAAAAGAAAGCAGAAAAAATGGCAAGGAAGCAAATAGAGAAGAAACTTCTTAAAGGTAAGAATAAACAAGATTTAGGCGTGGGTGCTAAAATGGCACTAGAAAAACAAATGGCGAGAAAACAAAAAGCAATTAAAAAGATTGCTATGAAAATACGTAAAGACGTAATCGCAAAAGAGAAAGCAAAAGTCAAAAAGAAAATGGGTGGTGATATGAATGAAGAGTTCGCACTACCAAAGTATCCAGCACAGACTGATATCAAATTCAAAGAGGACGATTGGGTAATTGGTGACCCTGAGAAAGCATATGAGTATGACGGTAGTAAAACTGGTGACCAAAATATGGATATCATGAACGACTTAGTGGATAAAGAAAGAGAAAAAATGAAATGAAAAACTTTAAATCATTTCTAATAGAAGCAGAAGGTAAAGGTGCTACGTTTACTTTTGGACGTTTCAATCCACCCACGACTGGTCACGCAAAACTAGTGGCTAAATTGGAACAATCTTCTAAAGGTAATTTTGTACCTTTGATTTATACTTCTCATTCTAGTGACCCTAAAAAGAATCCACTCAGTTATAAGAAAAAGATTTCTTACTTAAAAAAATTCTTCCCTAAAGTAGGAGTTATTGATACACCTGCAAGAACAGTATTTGAAATTGTAACGGACTTACATAATAAAGGATACACAGACGTGCGTATGGTTGTAGGTTCAGATAGAGTCAAAGAGTTTGATATGCTTATTAAAAAGTATAATGGACAAAAAGGGAGACATGGTTTTTATAAATTCAAATCAATTAATATAATTTCTGCTGGTGAACGTGACCCTGACGCAGATGACGTTTCAGGAATGAGTGCAAGTAAAATGAGAGCACTTGCTTCAGACGGAGACTTTGAAGCATTCGCACAAGGTGTTCCTAGTAAAAACAAAAGAGTTGCACAAAGTCTATACAAGGACGTTAGAACTGGTATGGGTATCAAAGAAGAACACGTCCCTCATTACATTAATGAAGATTTAATTATGGAAGGTGTTTACGACCAAGGAATATTTAAAGCAGTATTCCTCATGGGTGGCCCAGGCAGTGGTAAGTCAACAGTAGTTGAAAGACTAGCACTTAAACCATTAGGTCTTAAACTAGTAAACACGGATAAAGCATTTGAGGTTGGTTTAAAGAAAGCAGGATTGTCTCTTGATTTACGTGGTGCAGACTTTAGTAAGGTTGACCCAATTCGTGCGAAGGCAAAGAAGATAACAGGTACTGCATTAGACATGTATATTAATGGTAGACTTGGTTTAATCTTTGACACTACAGCTGCTAAATCTTCTAAGATTGAAAACTATAAGAAGATGTTAGATAAGATAGGATATGAATATAAAATGATATTCGTAAACACTAACTTAGAAAACGCACAAGCAAGAAATTCATTAAGAGCACGTAAACTACCACCCGAAATAGTAAAAGGAGATTGGGAGGCGTCACAAAAAAATGCAAATATTTTTAGAAAAATGTTTAAGAAAGACTTTGTGGAAATTACTAATGATGATGACGTGAAGTCATTTGAAAAGAAAGCAGAACAACTGTATGGTAGAATGTTAACATGGACATCTACTTTCCCTAAAAATAAACTAGCACAGAATTGGAGAGAACAAGAACTTCTCAAGAAGAAGTCTAAATAACCTTATGAGACAATCAAAAACATACAAACAATCTGAATGGTTAGTTGAGGGGCCAGAAGAAATGGCGTCTCTTAAAGCAGACCAAGCTAGAGAAATTGAAGACCTTAAACGAAGACACGAAGGTGAAGTCGAAGCTCTCAAAATGAAACATGAAAGAGAGAGTGATAGACAAGGTAAGAAAGACGAAGCAGAAGCAGAAAGAGAAGCACAATCTGAATCATTAGACGAAGGTAAATTGGTTGCAGATGAACTAGTAATTATCAGAGGTCTTGCTGATAACCTTAGAAGAGAAATGGAAAAACGTGTTGAAAAGAATAAAGAGTCGGGTATTAACTTTATAAACCAACTTGTACGTTTTGCTGGAATGAAGAAAACAGTAAGTTCAAAGGGACAACGAAAAGGTCATTTATTTTTAAGACAGGGTGATAACATATCCGAAGATTATGGTCGTGGCGACCAAAAAGGTGTTGCCAACATAAGAGGTACATCATATTTTGATTCTTCTGTAGGAGCTGGTTGGGAAAGTGCATTAAAAGATATGCTTCGTGGTCATATAACGCAACGAGAATTTGAAAAAGCATTTCCAGCTCTCACTAAAAAAGATTTTGAACCATTGTTGAAATCCAAAGAGGTGAAAGATAGGTCACAACGTTACGGTGTCAGTGATAGGGATTATAAGAAAAAGATATCTCAACTTGTTAAAGAAGATAAAGAAGAACAAGATAAAGATGTCAAACATAAAGACGGTACTCAACCTAAAAAGTATTATAAAGGTTTAGATAAAAAAACTAAAGACGCTAGAGACGCACACTTTAAAAAAGGTAAAACTGGCCCAGCTCCAGGCGATTCAGACGCAAAAACAAAACCTTCTGTACACACTAAAAAGTTTAAAGCAATGTTTGGAGAAAATGCAGATAAAGGACTCAAAAACAAAGCAGAAAAAAGTGGAATATCTCTTGGTATTCTAAAACAGGTTTACGATAGAGGATTAGCTGCATATAAAACGGGTCATAGGCCAGGCGCAACAGCACCACAATGGGCAATGGCAAGAGTTAATTCATTTATTACCAAAGGTAAAGGAACTTGGGGTGGCGCAGACAAAGATTTGGCCGCAAAAGTTAAAGGATAAAAAAGGATAAATAAGACATGAGTAAATGTAAATGTTGCAAATGTTGTAAATGTACTTGTTGTAGTTAGGAGACGATATGAGTGGAAATAGAACAGATAACGGCGTACTGGAAGTCGGAACAGACGAAGTAAGAGTGTCTTACTCCGAAGATACGCCTGGCCAAACGGTAGAACAATACATTAAAGAACGTGAAAAATCTTTCCACGAATCCAAAAAACGAACAGAAAAACAATTCTCACAAGTATTTCAAAATCCCCTAGACGGATATCCATATAACGAAGCAATCAAAGTTACACCTATCAAAGAAGACTTTGGTATGTTTGATGAAGGATTCAAAAGTGACGCACAGAGAAAAGCTGCTTTTGCAAGTGGATACAAAGCAAAAGGTAAGAAAGAAGAAGTAAAAGAGATTAACACTAAAATGCCTGAGAAAGTTAGAATTCAGATTCTAGACCTTTATAACAAAGCAATGGATTTACCTTACGGTTCACCTGCATTCAAAAAAGTTAAAGCAGAGATTGATAAAATCAATAAAAAGTATTCAGTAAAAGAAGAATCTTTTGACGAAGCAATAGCATTTGGATTTGATACTATGAAAGGTGCGAATACTTTTAAAAGAAAATTTCCTGATTCAAATCCTGTGCAAATTGTTAAACTTACTGATAATCACCCTACGGGCGCCACGAAAAAACATATCGTATCTCTTCGCAATACTGAACAAGCGTCAAAAGATTATGTTGAAAAGGCAGCTAAGTTCGCAGCTCAAGTAAGTCTAAGTGAAGAATCTTTAAACGAAGAAACAGTTATAGACGTTGCACGAAGAGTTGTAGATAAGAAGGGTGCAGAAAAAATTAAAGGTGTGATGCTAGACATGTTTACTGCATCAGCAATAATTCAGGTTTACGACAAAGTAAACGACAAGAACAAAGAAAAGATGGAAAAAATGGACTTACCGAAGTTAGCAGCTGCGGTATGGAAAATTTTAGGTAAATAACAA